ACCCCGAGACGGTCCGAGAGGCGGGACGATAGCTCCGTGAGGCTCTCGAGGCGGTAGCCCTCCCGCATGAGCGGGACGAGCTCCGTCGAGAGCGTGAGATTCATCGCCCGGAAAGCGTCGACCGCGTCCCGCTGCGCCGCGTCGATGATGGTCGCGAGCTCCTCGACATCGACGACGGTCTCGGGGTCGAGCCCGACCTCCCGGAGGAAATCCGGAGTCGCGCGCTCGATGGCGTCGAGACCGTCGAGCCACTGGTCTTGTATTTCGCCCGTCTCGTCCGCGACCGCCGCCGCGACTTGGTCGAGCTGGAGAGCGAGAATCCCCGCGCGCCAGTCGCCGCCGCCCGCATCCGTCGCGAGCTCGAGGAGTCGGTCGCGTAGCGAGTCACGGAGCCCGACGAGCTCCGCGCCGATACGATTCCCCAAGCGGTCGAGGTCCGCCTGACGACGTCGGAGCGCCGCGCGGATGTCCGCCGGGATTGCCACTTAGCCCTTGCGCTTACGCGACACGAGGACTTTGGGCGCAGATAAAGGGACGTCGACCGGAGCCACGTCCGAGGGCCCGCCCGCCTCGAGGATGGAAGCGATGACCGCCTCGACCTCTGGAGGCGCCCGGTACTCGAGGAGGATCGCGTCCGACCCTAGCAGCCGCGAGGCCGCGAGCCACTGCTCCCGCGTCATGTCGACCTCCACGGGAGCATTGTAGAACCCGAGACGAGGAAGAGGACGGAGGAGACGGACGCGGGCTCCCATTAGGCGACGACCGCCGTCACCAAATAGCCGAGGTTCGCGTCGGTCACGACCTCGTCGGAGTAGACCTCCGCCGCGACGATGGTCCCGACCGCCTGGGGAGGAGCCGTCTCGTAAGAGCGGACGGAGATGGGGAGGGCGATGCCATCCATGCTGACGCCCTGACCCGAGAGTCCGTCCTCGACGAGGAGGAGCGCCGCGACCGCGCGCGTCATGATGTCGCCCGACGCATTCGCGACCGAGTCCGCACCCTCGAGGCAGCCCATCCAGAGGCTCTTCCCCCAGATGTAGGAGCTCGCGAAAGTCACGCCGTCCGCGCTGGTCTGCTTGCGACCGCCGCCGATGATGAGGCTCAAGCCGAGCTCCGCGCGGACCATGTCCACGAGGAAAGCGTCGGAGGCGACCTGACGAGCCGCCGGAGCCGCGCCGCTCGTGACGACGCGGATGCCCGAGGCCGCGAGGCTGATAGCCATAGCGTCCGCGACCTCGCGACCCATGATGACCGTGTCAGCGTCCCGCCCGTAGGCCTGAGCGCGGAGGATGGTCTTCAGGAGGTGGAGGTCCTGCATCGGGGTCGCCGTGACCGTCGTCGACCACTGCGAGCCCGCGCCCGGGACCGCGCCGAGGGCCGCGTCGGGCCAGTTCGCCGTCGAGAAGAAGAGGTCCGCCGTGCGGGTCTCCATGTCGAGGGCGAGCTTACGACCGATTGCGCCCGCCTCGCGCTCGCTCAGGTCCGTCGGGAAGCGACCGCTGGGAGAGCTTCGTCGGGATGACGTCGCTCGCGAGCTTGTATTCCTCACAGCTGTACAACACGGTCGTCGGAGCGCCGAGAGCGCGCCGCGGGTAGTCCGCGCCGAGAGCCGTCGCGACGACCTGGGGCGAGCCCATGTAGCCCGAGGAGGCCTCGACGAAGATCGTCCCGCGATGAGCGGTCGGGGCGACCTGCTGAATCGGGAGCTTGGGGAAGACCAGACCCGCCACGCTCTGAGCCGCGCCGATGGCCGCGCCCGAGAGGATGGGGGAGACTGGGGCGAGCTGAGACAAGTTAGCTGCGCTCATGATGCGTTACCTCAGGGGAAGATGGAGTGGTGAATGTTGAGCTCAGCGGTCGCGCCGTCAGCGGTCGCGCCCGTCGAGGTCGAGCCGCTCAGGACGACGCCGATGATACGGTCGCCCGACGCCGCCGCGACGAGCTTGCCCGAGGCGTTCGCCGTAACGAACTTGCCCGGGTCGATGGCGCCCGACGCGACCGCGAACGGACACACGCCGAGGAGCTGGACGTCAATGACGTCGCCCGCGACGCCGCTCGTCAGAGCCACGCCGAGGAGGTACTCGCCCGCGCCCGTCGCCTGAGCCGCCGCCGCGATGCCGCCGCTCAGACCGTCCGCCTTGACGATGCGACCGCGCGTCACGGTCCCCGTGAGGCGGTAGCTCTTGATGCTCTGGAGACCATTCACGCTTGCCATTTTACGCCCCCTGCTTCATGCCGCGGAATCGCGACAACATGTCATTAGCGCGGGCCACCTCAGCCGCGCGCGGATCCTGCTTGACCTGCTCGACGTCCGCCGCCGCGCCGCCGTGACCGACCGGGCTCGCGACCGCGACGATAGGCGAGAGGTCCGAGAGCATCGCCCCGACCTCCTCGACCCCGAGGCGAACCGCCCGCTCGACCCACTCACCGCGCCGCGCCTGGGGGATGCGCCCCGCCGAGACGTGAGTCTCGACCATGCGCTCCGCGTCGCGCTTCTGGAGCTCCGCGGTCGCGCTCTGCGCCGCGGTCGCCGCCGCCTCGAGCTGAGCGCGGACCGCGTTCAGCTCCGTCGTGAGCGCCTCGACCTGAGCGTCGAGCGCCTTCTTCTCCTCGCTCATGTCGAGGGCCTCCATGTCTCCGTCTGAGGTAGACGCGGAGGCCGTGACGGTCCGGACACGCCGCGCATAGTCGAGAGGCATCGAGCCTCCCAAAAACATCCAGTCGTCGGACTCGGACGCGATACGGTCCGCGAGTCCTCGAGAGACAGCCTCCGCCGCACCGTAGACGGACCCATCGCCGAGAGCCTCGACGGTCGTCCCGCGGTCCGCGGCAATCTCGCTCAGCATGACGCCCGCCATCTCGTCGACGCGCCTCTGGAGGCCCGCGATGTAGTCCGCATCGTCGACGGACGCGCGCTTTCGCGGAGTCTGACTCGAGACGACCTCAACCGTCTGACCCTGCTCCGCGTCGCGGTAGAGGGTCGTGATGACGCCTACCGAGCCTAGCTGAGCGAGAGGAGACGCGACGATCTCGTCCGCCGCCGCCGCGACCCAGAGAGCCGCACTAGCAGCCATCCCGGAGACGTAGGCGACGACGTAAATCCCAGCGTCGCGAGCTCGAGCGATGGCGCGTCGAGTCTCCCGGACTCCCGAGACGTAGCCGCCCGGGGAGTCGACATGGAGGACGACCGTCCGCTCGCCCTGAAGCTGAGCGCGTCGGAGCTCCATCCGGGCTCCGTAGTAATCCATCGGATAGAGAGGGCCCTCGACGTGCACGACCGAGAGCGCGCCCTCGATGTGTCGTCGAGGAGCGCCCGACATGAGCGCGCCGACGTGACTCGGCTCGACAGCCATCGCCGAGACGCCCGGCTGGACCCGAGCGCCCGTGTCGCCGCCCTGGTCGAGCTCCCGAGCGCGTCGGATGAGGTAAACCTGTTGGAGACCCTCGACCCAGTCCTCGCCCGGGTCGCCGCCCCAGAGGAGCCACGCGACATAACCGGGGGACTCGGAGCCCGGGACGTCGTCGACGCCCTCCTCCCAGTCGCCCTCATGCCTCGCGAACCAGGCCGGAGCCTCGACCGTCGCCCACTCCTCCGACTGAGGCTCGCCCGCCGCGATGCTATTCGCTCGACGGATGGTCTCCGGATTAGGTTCGCCGCTCTTCCCGGCTTCGTGGAGCTCGACGCCCAGACGCGCCGCGTCGCGGACCGCCTCGGGAGGAGTGAGCTCGTCCTGAGTGAGGAGAGGCATTAGACGCCCTCGGGGATAGGTGAGGATGGAGGAGAGAGAGGAGCCGGACGGAGAGTCCGACCGAGACGCTCACGCTCGGAGCGGACCTCCGCCGCACGGGTCGGAGCCGGGAGCTCGAGCGCCTGACGGATAGCCCGCTCGTCCTCCGCGCTCGGAGTGATGACCCCAGCGGAGAGGAGCGAGACGACGTCGCCGACTTTCTCGACCCAGAGGTTCGAGCGGATGCCCGAGTACGTCAGACGCGGGAGCTCGTCGAGCGGGATGGGCCCGATGTTCGCGAGGACGATAGCGCGGAGGTATCCCGCGAGGCCCTCGGAGACCCATTGACAGAGGTCGCCCGCCATCTGCGCCGCGAGCTCCGCGTGAGTCTGAGCCGTCGCGTAGGCGCCCGACGAGGTCGACGACCCGAGGGCGAGATGTTGAGCATAGAACGCCTGGAGGATTTCTCGGCTGAGAGCTTCGATGGTCGCGTTGAGGCCCTCGACCGAGGATGGAGCCGAGAACGTCAGCGTCGCCCACGATGGGAGGACGAGCGCGCTCTCCTCATGTGAGGTATATCGCCGGAGCGTCTCGAGGAGCTCATCGCGAGCCGCCTCATACTCCGTCGCGCTCGGAGCCGAGCCATTAATACGGGCGAGCCGCTCCTCGTCGATGGAGATGGTCGGAGTCGGGACCGCGTAGCGCTGAGAGAGGACTTGGCGGAGTTGCGCCGCCCGTCGGTAGTCTTGCGCGAGCGGCTCGACCTGACGGAGGAGACCGACGCCCTCGACGCCCTCGGAGAGCGAGGGCCAGACGAGGTGTACGAGGCGCTCGTAAGGGATGCGGACATCGCCGACGCTCGACAGACCGCCGGGCTCCCGGAGCCACTGGTCGACCGCGACGAGGCGTCGCCCTTCATAGACCCACCGACGGATGCTCGACTGGTCGCGGGGCTCTAGGTCGATATAGGTCGTCCCTTGGTAGGGATAGGCGACCATCTCCGCGAGCGAGAACCCATAGAGTGCGCCGACGAGGAGTTGACGGAGACGGGCCTCCCAGCTAGGGAGACTTAGGACCCGACCATCCCACTCGATGACCGGAGCCGAGTAGCCGCCGAGACCGAGCGTTCGACGAATGACCTCCGCCGCAGCCTCCGACGCCGCAGAGTCCGGAGCCGGAGCGACGTCCCACGTCGCGGAGGTCGCGAGCCCGAAGAGGGCCTGAGCTCCTACCGCACATGGAGCGCACCGCATCGCCTGACGATACGCCGCGATGCGAGGAGCGACCGCGACGAGGCGCGTGTTCGTCTCCCCGTCATTGACCGGGAGAGACTGAGTCCCGACGCCCTGACCTGGTACGGCTTCGGGAGCGGAGTAGCTCTGGACTCGGGTCGTGATAGCCACGGGCCAGAGACTAGCACATACCGTCAGAAGATGCACACCCCGTCAGGACACGCACACCGGAGCGTGCTCGAGGCGTCCGATGCGACCGTCTACCGATGCTCGGGCCAGAGCTCCGCGAGCCTCGGTCCTGACGGGGGGAGTGCAAAGAGTAGCGCGTCTCAATGGGGCCACGGACCGGAGTCCGCGGAAGGAGTGCGAGCGCGAATCGTCGCGCGCTCATATTCCGCGCTTCAATGGGGCCGCGGACTAGCCGCAGAGAGGAGACGCGCTGTCAAAGAATGGCCGGGGGCGAGGCCTAGACTCAGCACATGCGCCGCGAGACCATCCCACGACACACGCTTGACTCGCGGGTTAGGGCCGCCCCCACGCCCAAGCTACCACGCCCATCGACCGCGTCAAGTCTAGCGCTCATCGAGCGCGCTCGATGGAGCTCGACGCGGAGGAGCTGGTCGAGCGTCCCGCTCTCGAGGCGCGTCCGCGAGATACCAGAGGACCTCCCGGACCGCGTAGCGCAGACAATCCGCGTGATGGTCATGCGTCCCGTCTTTACTCGGCCGCCCTGGGGACCGCTCATCCCAGCGGTAACCCGTCATCGCCCGAGCGAGCGTCCGCCTCGAGGCCGGAGCTCGGAGGCCGGAATCGTAAAGGGTCCGGTCGACCGTGAGTGCGCCGCGCTCGAGGGCCAAATTGAACCGCGTACACCCCGAGACGATGTCTCGCCGCTCGGGGTCACGCTCGACCCGCGGGAGGATGCCGAGCCCTCGAGGAGGAGCGAGGGCGACGAGGTCGAGGTCCGCGACTCCGGTCTGAGCGGAGCGCGCCGCGCCCGCTGGGTCCGCGACGATGGAGTCGACCGGGAGATGTCGAGACCCCGCGGTCCAGAGGCGACGCGGGACGAGCTCCGCGCCGAGTCTCGCGAGGAAATCCGGGAGGGTCTCATCGTCCGGAGCCCACTCTCGGAGGACATGCCATCGACCGCGCGTGAGCTCGACGAGGAGGAGCGCGCAGGGAAACCGGAGACCGAAGTCGAGAGCGAGCATGGTCCGCATTGACCCGAGGTCGACCGGGACATCGACGACGCATCGCTCCGGAGCCCATGCGTAGAAGACGGACCCGACCGGAGGGAGAGGGCGATTCTCGACGAGCGCCGCGTAGTCTCGCGAGCTCAGGGTCTCCCGCATCCGGTCGAGCCATCCCTCTCCGAGATGTCGCGCGTTCTCCGCGCTCTGGGGGAGGTACGCCGCGCCGCCGATGTCCCGCGTCCGGTCGACCCACCATGCTGGCTCGACTGGGATGCCACACGTCACGACCAGAGGTCGCCGCTCGACGCCCTCCGTATCCCGGACCGGGACACGAGCTCGAGAGCGAGCGACGTCGAGGACGTCGGAGCGGAGGACCTGACATTCATCGATGAGGACGCCGTGAGCGTTGAGACCCTCGATAGGCGACGACCCGGGCCCGCTATTCTGGGGCGTGTCGAGATGAGCGAGGAGGAGCCGCGACCCTGACGCCCAGACGAAAGCCTGCTCCGAGGCCGCGTAGACGACCGCGCTCCCCGCGAGGAGCCCGTGCAAGTGCGGGAGGTGAACGTCCCTCAGCCGTCGAAAGGTATCCATACCGACGACGACGAGCGCGCCTGGTCGCGTGTCGCAGAGCATGACCGCGAGCGCGCAGAGGGCGAGG